GGAACGCTCACCGCTCCGACTATCAACCTAATTGGCAACGTCGTGGCTCAGGGTGACCAGGTGAACGCCACCGCCGTCACGAGTGGAACGCTCACCGCTCCGACTATCAACCTAATTGGGAACGTCAACGTCACCGGTAATCTGACCATCAACGGTGGGTTCTCTCAAACAGGAGGTACGAGCCTGGCGCAGTTTGCAGGTGATATCGTCATCAACGGTCGTCAGTTCATGACCCATGAGCATTACAACGGCAGCGGATCAGGTGGTGGCACCACGGCGGGGGTCGTATGAAGTATCGTCGTCTAGATGAGAATGGTGACTACGTTTTTGGTAAGGGCGATCTTAATTTTTACACCGATGTCCCGGAGGCACCGGCTCAAGCGGTGCTCACCCGGCTTAAACTGATTCAAGGTGAATGGTTCATTGACACGTCGGCCGGTACTCCCTACCAGAGCCAGATTCTTGGTATGGGTCGATTAGCCACCTACAACTTTGCGATTCAACAACGAATCGTTAACACACTAGGCGTGACTGAGTTGGTTGACTACGCCAGCAGTTTCAACGCCGCTACCCGAAAGGTAATGGTGGTGGCGTCCATTGAGACGGCTTACGGAACCGCTACGGTCACCACGACACTGTGAGATAAGTTATGCCGACTACCGTGACAACTTACCCTCTTGCCACCCTCTCGGCCACGATTTCGTCTGAGGGCGTGAGCGTACCGTCGTACAACGGAATTAACCAGAGCCTCAAAGCACTTTTTCAGCAGATCTACGGCTCAGATATCTACGTTGAATCTGACTCACAGGACGGCCAACTAATCGGTATCATCGCGCAAGCGGTCGACGATACCAACATGGCTATCGTGGATACCTACAACAGCCTGTCACCCTCAACGGCTCAGGGCGCGGCGCTTTCATCCCGCGTGAAGATCAACGGAATCATGCGAGATATCTCGTCATTCAGCGTCGTAGAGTTGACGATCGTAGGCCAGGCCAATACACCGATCAACAACGGAATTGCTACTGACGGCACCTATAAATGGGATTTACCGGCCACGGTCACCATCCCTACCGGTGGATCGGTAACCGTCCAGGCAACGTGCGAAACTGCCGGGGCCATCAACGCATTGCCCAATACCATTACGAAGATCCTCACCCCGACACGCGGTTGGCAAACGGTTAATAACGCTGCGGCTGCCATCCCCGGTAACGCGGTTGAAACTGATGCCGCGCTTCGGGCACGACAGGCGATCTCAACCGGCCTTCCTTCCCAAACGGTCATGGAAGCTATCGTGGCTTCGGTAGCTGCGGTGAAGGGCGTCATACGTTATGAGGGTTTCGAGAATGATACCGGCACGACTGATGTCAACGGAATCCCCGCTCATTCCATCAGCATCGTGGTAGAAGGCGGTACCGACGCCGACATCGCAACCGCCATCGCTGATAAGAAGACACCAGGTACCGGTACCTATGGAACCACGAGTTACCAGGTGATCGACTCGGTTGGAATCCCCAACACGATCAACTTCTATCGGCCGACCACGCGTACCATTCAGGTGACGGTGAACGCTACCGCCCTAACCGGTTACGTCTCGTCAACCGGTACTGCGTTGATTCAGGCGGTCTCTGACTACATCAACTCACTAGCAATCGGTGAGGACGTCTACCTCAGTAAGATCTACGTTCCGGCCAACTTGAACGGAAGCAGCCTGGAAACGACGTATAACGTGACCTCTATCACAATCGGCGTGGACGGTGGTACCCAGTCATCGGCTGATATTCCGATCGCGTTCAATGAGGTGGCGTCGTCGGTAATTGCTGATATCACGCTGGTGGTGACCTAAGATGGGAATTATCACGGTAACTAATGGCTCAGTAGGAATCAGTGATGGTTTCTCCACCGACTATATGCTGTCAAATAATGACGGCGTTCTGGTCTTTCCCACCCAGCAGGCGTCGATCTACGAGCTGCTGGTGGACGGGGTTGTCTTACCGCCAGGTGATTACCGCCTGACCGGTTCGACAGTTCAGCTAAACGCGGCTCAGACCAAGGGAGCGGTGTTGACTTGGACGGGTTCGTACTCAGCGTTGAGTGATATCTACGGGGACGATACCTTCTACACGAACTTGATCACTAGCTCGTTTGCCGATAAACCAAACTTTAAGCTGATGATCAACGCGTTGACATCGATCTTCACCGATCAGCAAACGGTCCTGGCGGCGTTGAAGTTGATGTTCGATATCGATAGCGCCGTAGGTGAGCAGCTGGACATCATCGGTGAGTGGGTAGGGATCAGCCGAAACGTCGAGGTACCTATCACCGGCGTCTACTTTGCGTGGGGTGATACCGCCAACCCCACTAAAACCGGTTGGGGTTACGGGGTCTGGCAAGGCCCCTATGACCCGGATACCGGTATCATCTCACTGCCAGATGATGCCTACCGAACGATTCTCAAAGCCAAGATCGCCGCCAACCACTGGGATGGAACGGTACCAGGAGCTTATAAGATCTGGGATACAGCTTTCGCCGGAAATGGTTCAGTACTCTTCATCCAAGATAATCAGGACATGACGATGAGCGTCGGGGTCGCTGGACCACCGCTCTCAGGTCTTGATAAAGCGCTTTTGACCGGGGGTTACTTCCAGATCAAACCGTCTGGGGTAACCATCCGGAGCTATGATTTCTCAGTGACATCAGGCCCCATCTTCGCTTGGGGTGTTTCAAATTCCACGTTAGGCGGCTGGAGTGTAGCAGGCTGGCCTGAGCGGGTAGTCGTTTAATCTAAGGAGACATGACGATGGCTGTTAACTACATCTACCCGTTTGGCCAAGACGCCAGCGGTGGCAACACCATGACCGACACCGCCTACAACAGCGATGCGCAGCGGTTGATCGGAAACCAACCGGGTACCGCCCGGCAAGAGCTGGTGAACAAGGTACTGCAACAGTGCTCGGTTATCGCAGCCGGTCTGGCGCAGTTCATGGTGAATAATCAGAGCTTTGACATCAACGACTCCCTGACCCCGGCGAACGTTGCTACCTATCTGGGAGCCGCCTTCAGCGCTTACACCGGGATCTCGAGCGGCACCTCAATGCTCTTTTACGAGGCGACAGCCCCCACCGGTTGGACGCAGGATACCACCGTCAACGACAAAGTGATTCGGGTCGTAAACGGTACCGGGGCGGGAACGGGAGGTTCGTGGACGATCTCGGGTGTGACGGTTGACGGTCACGCACTTACTACCACGGAGATGCCGTCGCACAGTCACTCAGTCTCTGACCCTGGCCACGCCCACACCGTTCCGATGTCACTTCAAATTACTCAACCTAACGCGAATACCAATGCCAACACCATTCTCTCAGGTGGAACAACTTCTACCTCAACCGCTACAACTGGTATTACGATCGCCGCTAACGGAGGCGGCGCGGCCCACACCCACGGTTTGACGGCTGATGGCACCTGGCGACCGGCGTACATCGATACCATCGTCTGCACGAAGGATTAAGAAGATGAACTACAAGAACGCATTCAACTGTAAGAAGTGCCCGGAGTGCAATACCGAAGCCGGTTGCCCCATGTGGTGGGAGTTCATGCAAACCAACGATCACGGACAAGAGCGTCTCCAGAAGATGTGCGGTTACCAGGCACTCCCGATGTTCATGGTAGAAGTGATTAAGGCGTCGAACCGTCCGGCGGCGGCCATTGAAAAAACCCGCAACGACTTGGTGGCGGGTCTGGGAAACATCAGCCACGTGATCAGGGAGTCGATTGTTCCAGATCTTCTAATGAATGAACAAGAGCGAATTCCACTACTCAATGTAAACACAGACGAGTAATTATCAAAACAGGGCGGAGAAAAGAAAAATGGATGAGGAACTTCGTTCAGAATTCAAAAGACGTGATGACCGGCACGAGGATCTGGTACGTCGAGTCGAGGGCATCGAAAATGTCCAAGGTGAACTTCGTGAGGATATTGCCGAGATGAAAGAGGAGGGTGCGAAACGCGACTTGACAATTCAACACAATTACATGGACCTGAAGATGAGCGTCTCAGAAGTTCTTCCCAAGGCCATTGACGCCGCTCCCCAATGGATGATGGAACGTGAAAAGATCAGTCGTGAAAAAACTGTTACCCGGTATACGGTCGTAGCTGCCGTCGCCGCTGTTATAGGAGTCATCTGCGGTCTACTGACTCCTATCGTAATCGAACTCTTGAAGAGCAGCGGACATGGCTAGCAAGTTAACGCTGGGTCAGCAATCAGCCGATATTCTCAAGGGGGTCATGTCAACGTGGCCGTTCTTCATTGGAACTTTTCTCTTCTGCGTTGTTTGGAGTTTTTGGAATACGGTGGCGTGCTACTGGTTCAGCATGCCGCCATTTGACACACCGGGTCTTCAGCGGTTGAATCTGATCTTAAGTTGCTGGGCGGCGCTTCAAGGATCAATTCTCTTGATCGCGGCAAAGCGGCAAGATCAGATCACCTCCCAGATCTTGAGTCAACTTGAGATGAATCAGACCCGCATGCTTCACATGGCTGAGGCGCAAATACTCATTCTCGAGGAGCACCGTCGTCACCTGGTAGCCGTGAACCAGGTGGGTGATGAGATCTCAGAGGACCTCGAGGAACTACTGCGGCAATTCGCCGCCAGGATCAGGACCAATGGACAGTAATCTACAAGCATTTTTGACAACTATCGCGGTGAGCGAAGGTACGTACAACCAAGGCCGACGGAACGGGTACGATATCTTGGTAGGCAGCACACCGAGTCGAGTTCGCCGCTTCAATGACTTTGACCGCCATCCTAACTGCACCATGCAGGTAACCGATGAGATCTGGTCGTCGGCTGCTGGCCGGTATCAGATCATCTACCCCACGTGGGTAGGACTGCAAAAGCGGCTCAACCTACCCGACTTCTCACCCGCTTCACAAGATCGGGCGGCGATCGAACTTATTACCGACGCAGCTGCTCTCGAGCTAGTTCAAAAAGGTGATCTGAGGACGGCTATTGAGAAGTGCGCTAAGATCTGGGCCAGCTTTCCCGGTGCTGGGTACGGCCAGCGTGAGAACACCCCCGCGTACCTCATCGCCGCTTACCGCAAGGCCGGGGGCAAGCTGCTATGACCAAGGCCCACGAGGAGAAGAAGACGCTGTCAGTTGACGTACTGATCCACGAGCATGCTGACCGGACAGAAACGCCGTTGTACCGACGTACCCGGGATGAACTTCTGCTCACTCTTTCGCCACCCGTTTTCCAAATTGTTGGCGAACCAAGTCGGTGCTATATCTGCCTGAAGACCGAGGAGGAGTTAGGCGAACCGCTTGAGTCACATCATCTGGGTGTTGAGCGGTGTTATGCCGAAGCCGATCTCGATTGGGATCTGATAAAGCGAGATTTTCCAAATTTCAATTGGTCCACTTTCAACTCGAGTAAGCCGTATAACTTCGTCGACGATATGACGGCACAGGGTCTTCTACTCTGCAAGAAGCATCATACCGGCAAGGACGAGGGAATTCATAACTTACCATTCAGTCTTTGGTTGATGCAGCGTTACCTGAAAAACGGCAGCGCGTTCTCGCCCAAAGAAGTTATTGATAAAGATGAGGATAACTGATCGATGGATACCAGGCCATCGGTTGGTCTAACTGCACCTGGTAAACACAGTGAAATTGGGGGTTTAAGATGGAAAGCAAAGATCTGTTACTGAGTAAGTCATTCTGGGGTGCGATGGTCATGGGGTTGGGAATGATCTTGGCCAAGTACGGTATCGACATCAACGTCAGTGAGACGGCCTCGGCCATCGTTACCTTGATCGGTTTGGTGATGAACGTGGCGGGGATTCGGTACCGTAAAGGTCCGATCCACAGCGTCCTGGGCGTCAAGATCAAACCGGCTGCGACAGTTAACGACGTTGCGCCGCCCGTTGCCGCACCCGCCGACAAATCAACTGCCGGAGGTACCCAATGAGATACGCATCCAAGTTCGCTGCACTTTGGCTCATGCTCATGCTAGCCGGGTGCGGCCAGTTTCTGAAAAGTGCCTCTACCGCTCCGGTTCCCCAGACTCCGCGCCAGGGAATCGCCTACGGGACGGAGCTGGTGAAGACCCTGGCTCAAGGCGTAGCAATTGCCAAGACCAACGGCGAGATCACACCGGCAAAGCGTGACGAGCTGGTTAAGAAACTTCAAGATGCTCAAGACAAGCTCAAGTCGGCCGATAGTCTTCTGGTGTTGTACGACGCCGCCAAGAAGACCGGTACCGCCAGCGAGAACCAGAGCGCCGCTGTCCAGTCAGCGTTAAGCGCCGCTTTGTCACTGCTCTACTCAGTGCAGAGTGACTTGGCAAAAGTCCAACCCGCAACGAAGTCAGGAGGTGGTTAAGATGGGTGCCGCAGAAGCAATCAAGATCATTCAGGTCCTGGTGTCACTTCTTCAGCTTGCTCAAGTAGCTGGGGTGAACATCCAGCAAGTCACCGAGATGGTGAAACAAGCTCAAGCGCAGGGTCGTGATCTGACTGAGGCCGAGATGCAGCAGCTTTTCGACGCCGCTCAGAACGCTATCGACCAGGCTCGCAACGCTTAAAGAAAAAGGGCGGTAGTAAGCCGCCCTCCTTCTCTACAACCGCTCCACAATCTTCTCAAGCCGGTCTATACGTTTCATAATCCTCTTGTTCAGTCGGGCAAGCCTCCTGGCTACGCCCACCCAGAAGTTAAACTCCTCTTGGTTCAGTGAATTCACCTTCCGTCGGTGGGCGTACCTCAGTAGCCACATCGTAATGTCGGTGAAACGATCCCAGATCCAGAGTTCAACTATGACCACCAATCCGCGAAGCGCTATCATGATAAGCTTCATGGCGCATCTCCAACTGCTCCCAGCTGCGATTTTTATTACTACCTAACCACAAGTTCTCAGAGTTGTCATGAGAATATGGTTCGGCAAAGACGATGCGTTGGCATCCGGTGTTCATCAGAAGCTTTACGCATGCGATGCACGGGCTGACGGTGACGTAGCAAGTGCGAATTTCATAGACGTCTCGGCATTGTAGCAGCGCGTTCGCCTCCGCGTGGATGGCCTGGCAACCCTCGAGGTTAGTGCCGCTGGGGGCTTTCGCACCGCTACAAGCAAAGGGGTACGTATTGATGAACCGGGTGGGTTTGCTAATCAGCGGATCAACGGTTGACTGAACGAAGTCCACGCCCTCAAGTACCACCTCGTTGCAGTGCCTTACCCCGCTTGCCACCCCGTTGTACCCGGTTCCGATAACGTGCCCTCTGGAGTTGAGGAGGACGCAACCTACACGACGTCGCAGGCAGGTACTTCGAAGAGCGGTGTCAAGAGCCAGTTGCATGGCCCACTCATCAAGGGAGGGGCGGTTGTTCATGACGCCACCTCCCACCAACGAAGTGGATCGCCCGGTTTCGAATCACGAAGTTTCTCCAGAACGGTTAGAAGAAAGGCTTCAGAGTCGTAAAGCGTCGTAGGTGTTTCATGTGGTATCGGTACGTTCTCCCCATGCCGTAAACAGTCCTCAGCCGACGCGTGATTACGTTCATACAGGTGGCTTGAGGCAGCAGTCAGGTAGAGATTACCGGGTGAAATTGGTCTCCGCTTGAACCGACTTGCCACGTTCCCGTCGTCACGGTAACGGGCGCAGACCAGGTGGGCCAACATGGAGAAGTTGAAGACGTCGTAGGGAATACCCAACCACACGTCAGAGCTACGCATGAAGACGTGGCAGTTGAGATGCCGATCGCGGATCTGAAACCAGATGGCGATGGTGCACGGTACGTCCTTGGTAGTTGGCGGGTTCTCACGCCAGAGGGTGAGACCGGCTTGGCGCGTTACCTCGTCATCTCGCAGCTTATCCACCACGTAAGTCAACTGAGAAATGATCTTCGGCCCGTAAGCACCAAAGAAGGTCACCCCATCGTCACTGAACTGGCTAATGTGCGAGTTATAGGGTGCGATGGTCTCCACCCGATTGTCACCCGTCAAGATCCAGAACGCCTCCGCGGCCATAAATCTATAATTGAGAAGACGTTGCGGCAAGGTCAGCACCGGTGACCTCATGTTGACAACGATCGTCTTCTGAGGTAGTTCAAGCGTTGCCTGACCACGTGGTGAAACCGGGTCACCACCCTCAAGAATATCGTTAAGCAAATTAAGCCAAACGCGGTTCATCGTAGGAGCTTTCATCTTAACACCTCGATTCTAGTCAAACATTGTGAGTTCGGCACGCCAACGCCAACGGATATTCAGCAGCGGAGCTGAACCGCTTCCAGTACTGCGGATGCGGTATGGTAGTGTGAGCGATACCGTGAGAGGTCAAGGCGGCGTTTGCCACCTCGCCCAGCGCGATCACGACATCCAGGGCGGCGGTCCGATGATCAAGGACCTCAGTTATCGGCATGTCCGCATTCAACCAGAGCAAATCCGTCTCAAGTAACCCAATTTGTGACAGCTGCTTCGTCAGCCACTGACTGCAACCGCTTCGGCTGAAGGACGCAAAAGGCCATTGATACATCGGGTCAGTTGACTTAACCGACCCGAAGGTGTCTCCCACCAAGATGACTGAGCCATTCAGGTTCCCGGCGCTGTTGGCGACCAACGGGTGAGCATCGGTTCGGATGCCGTTGAGGTACTGGCTGAACTTTGTGAAGTCGATGGCAGGACCGCACCGGGTGTAGTCGTGGTTGATATAGCGTAAGCCAGTGTACCAGCTACGATCATAGAGATCGTAAACGCTCTTCAACGCGTTGGTGCTCGTAAGCATCTCACCGCCTTTCCGGGCCAGGTAGTTACCCTCTACCGTAGGCCACGGAGGCAAGCAACGAACGACTGCGGCACCGCAACGAAGCGCCAGACGTTCAAGCATCCGCACGTCTTGCTCAAGGAACCTTGACGACCCTTCACGATGAACGCAGCCGTAGTACAGCTCACTGATCCAGCACCGATCCAAGACGACGTCCTGATAACCCAATATTGCCGGCATCATCGCCTCCGCGTAGATCCGGGCCAGGTGCCACGTCTTCACGCCAGGGTAAGGTCCGCAGTGGACGTACCTGGCACCGGTGGCCTCCGCGTAATCCCGCGCCAGTGTGGTCTTCCCACTTCCGTCAGGCCCCTCGAAGATCGTCACGTGCTTTGAGACATTAGTCATGTTGCACCTCCACGACGTCACCGTCGTCGATCCGTTGATGGTTTACACCCCACTTGGCTCGAAGCGCCTGCGTCAACTCATCCGGCGTGAGGCCCATGGCCAGCGCCGCGTTGGCCCAGAACTGCAATACATCGGTCAACTCGGTAGCCAGCTTAACCCGATCAACCTCAACCCGAGAGATCTTCCACGGTTTGAAGTTGATCTCACGAAGCACCTCGGTCAGCTCCACGATCGCATGCAGCACGTTCTCCTTAAGACCCGCTTCACCGGTACCCGTGGGGTTACCCATTCGAGCCTGCAGCGCTCGTTGGGTCTCAAGCAGCTCCACCAGGTCCAGCACCAACGTTCGCTCCACAGTCATCTTTGACGTACTACCTGCTTTCATGTCGTCGTTATAACCAGTTGGAGTACCGATGTCATTGAAATTCATTTCTCACCTCGTAGTTGTCTCAATTTAGCGCGGTTCCACGAAACATCAGAGGCGGTCGCCTTCGACGTAGGGAACTCCTCGTGGATGGTGGTCAAGATGTCTTGGGTTGATAACCCCTGGCTGATTAGCTCCCGCATCCGCACGCCGATCCCCTGACCACGAGGTGCGCCTGAACCCGTACGTGGAGCACGGATAGGACGTTCCTTCTCCGGCGGTGCGATGTACTCCCACCGAGGAGGCGGTGGAATCCGCATAGGCTTCTGGGCGGTCAGGGTCTCGTAAACCGGGTCGTCTGGCTTACGAAGGTCGACCAGGGTCGCCACCACGCGATCGGTAGGAAGCGGTTTCTTACGTAACCCGTCACGTACCGCCGTCGCCAGCCACTCACCGACAGCGGGCATGACGGCGCGTGAAAGTTCCAGACTCGCCGGTTCCAGGGAGCCGTGAGCCGTCTTCCAGTCCAGCGGTAACCCGGCCATCGCGAGGCACTCATACCAGTTGAGGGTGCGCGGTGAGCGAGGATGGAGCCGCTTCGAAGCCCCGATGAAGGTAAGCGGTACCTCGTCCAACTTCAACCGACGGACCGTCATCGCCGGGCGCGGTCGCAGCTTCTCCTGCTCCTTGGCGGTTTTGAGGATCAGCGTTCGACGTAGGGTGTGACCTGTAGCGGGGCACTCCGCCCAGAGCTTCTGAAGCGATTCCGCTAACGGTGGTTCCTTCACCGGTGGTTTACCGAGCTTCTTCGGAATGCTCTTGAGCAGCTCACCTACGGTCAGCGGGTCGACGAAGGACGGCCAAACCAACGGGTACTTGTGGGCGATGAGAAACATCCGTGGGCGATTCTGGTTCGCACCCAGATACATGTTGTTCTGCAGCAACACGGTGACGTGGTAGCCGTAGCTCAACCACCGCTCTACCTCACCCATTACGAACTCGCGCCCTTTACGCCAGGCACCTACCACGCTTTCCCAGCACCAGACATCGGGTTGTACGATGAGACCGGCTGTCGTCAGATCACGTACGATCTGCAACCGCTCCTCATGCTCCTGCCATGGTTTGCTAAGTTGCATTGCGCTCCACGCGGCGCAAGGCGGGTTGGTGTACATGAAGTTCACCCGTCCGGTAAACTCCTCGGGTCGCCACGTGTGCACCCCGTTCCTGATTTCCAGGTCAGGGTAGTTCAGGCGACACGTAGGCGTGCCGTACGTCGTATGTTCCAGGTGGCCCAGGATCTCAAAACCCGCACGTCGCACACCATACGTAAAAAGCCCGGCGAAGATATCTCCGCCGAGTGCAGTCAATTTCTTTTTAGCCATCACGCACCTCCTGGTTTCCGACAGACCCAGAGGTTATTCCGGGCATGGTCTGGAAAGAGCGGTGCGAAGAAGCAGCTCAACGCATCGCGGTCGTAGTAACCGTGAAGTAGATCGTGGACCACCTGCACGGCAGCAGCTACCTCGGAATCATCATAGGGCGTGTCGGCCGGTAGGTGATCGAAGTTCTTTACCTTCGTAATATGACGTACATCCATGAAGGTACCGAACCGACGTTCTACGGTGAACCCAGCTTTTATCACCGCCTTCTGCAGCTCCTCCACGGTATACTCATGGATATGATTTGCAGCGTGACGATGGCCATCGTAACAAGGGGTGCTCATAAGCATCACGCCGCCTGGCTTCAACAGCTCAAAGCACCCTTTAAGCAACGCCCGACCATGAGGTACCGCCATGTGCTCGATGACCTCCAGATGCAATACTACGTCGAAACCGTCGTCCTGCGTCCGCTTAAGCTTCTTCCAGTCTTTAATGAAGTTGAACTCGCCGTGGAAGATATAACGCCTTCCGTACCCATTTTCAGTCAGCGGGTTTAGGTCTACCCCTACGTACTCATTCACTTGCTGCAATGCATTCCTACTGAGAATATGGGCGAGGGGTTTCTCTACCCCGCACCCAATCTCCAGCACGTTAGAGGTCTTGTTGATAAACCGACGGGCAAAGTTCCACCGGAAGAAATGTGCGGTGTAGTCACGATGCAGATTACGACCGTGCATCTTCTCATGAAGAGACGTCGTGTCAAATTCACGATCGTCTCGTTTCTTTTCTTTTGATCTTGTCACCATGAAAGTATCCTCAGGCCATCGCCATGTTGAAGTCTTATTTACCGTCAGGAACCTTCACGCCTTTCTTCCTGAGGTTATTCCGGTACCAAGCCACGTAACTGCGCTTGCTATCATCAAGACCAAACTGCGCTTTGACTTGCTCAAAGATCTTGTCGTCGGTCAACTCACCGCTGATGATCAGCTCCTTAAACATCTGAGCCGCTGATGTGTAGGTACCGTCACCCTTAACAGCTTTGGCCTTCGCCGGGGTAGCCTTCGCCGGGGTAGCCTTCGCCGGGGTAGCCTTAGCTGCCTTCGCCGGGGTAGCCTTCGCCGGGGTAGCCTTAGCTGCCTTCGCCGGGGTAGCCTTAGCTGCCTTCGCCGGGGTAGTCTTCACGGTAGTTGTCGCTTCTTTACGTTTTGAATTTGCCATCTCGTAATCCTTCTCTACAATTTTTGTAAACTTGCCAAGGTAGTCCAAGGCTTCTTTTGACGCCCCGATGTCACGACCGTACTCAGCGTAGAGCTGGGCAGCTCGTTCAACAGGATAATCGTCCATCGGCTTATACCGTCGGTCGAAGTAATCAACCGATACCTGCATCACATTCAGACCGTTTGTGACATCAAGTGGTATATACCAAACGAACTCTTCACTACGGTCAACTTGGATACAAGTGCGACCTTCAAAATCCCTCGCCACAAGAGCTTTTGACGACGTCTTAGCGTTTACCACTTTCTTTTTTGCCGCCATTTTCAATTCTCCAAAGAAGCTCATCAGCAATCAATGAAAGTTCGAGCAAACCGGCTAAAAGCGCTTTAGCTTCTGGCCAGACCTGTGGCCCGTAGACCTCCCAATGGAACTGGGGTAAGCGCCCAGTTCCACGGTTGTTCAGCGTAAGGAGAGCACGGCGCTGCCCGTCGACGTACAGCTGAAACCGTTGTTCAGCGTCAGTGCTCTCATCACGAATTTCAATGGGGTGTTTATCCGTCATCGTAGATCACCCTATGAGATCTTGCCGTCGAGACGAAGCTTCCGACGGTACCACGCGGGATAACCACGCTTCTTGTCATCGAGATTGAACGACTTCTTCAGCTGGTCCCACACCTCAGCGTTCGTCTTACCCTCAAGAATCAACCGGCAAGCCATCGCGGTGCAGTTCTCCTTCAACTCCTTCGGCTTCGGTTTTTCTGACGATGACTTCTTAACCGTAGAGGTTTTACCGCCCTTGGGCTTCTCACGGGTAACAGTTTCGCCCTTCGCTTCAGCGGTGACAACGGTCTTGACGATGACAGGTGCGGTGCCAAGACGTGCAGCGGTGAGATTGAGATCGTACTTCCCGTCGTCACGCTTCGTCATGAAATTATCATAGAGAGATGGGTCGACCTTGAGCTTGCGCAGGACGTTCGTGGCGCTCGTACGGCTCCCATAGGTCTTGATCTCGTCAGGTTTCTCATCTTCACCTAACCCGTCGAGGTGCGCTTCGGCCTTCGCAATTTGACATGCGAACATCCCACTTGGCATCTCATCAATGAAGAAGCTGTAGTCACGCTCAGAAATTCCAAGACGGCGCAGCACCTCCTCGGCGTCATAACGATCTTGATAGAACTTCACGTTCTTCGTGTTGACGACCCGGTTCAAACCCAGCTCGTCAGCAGCGGCCAACATCAGCTTCTTGAACTGGGGAACCGTTATGATCGTAGGATCGTAATCGGCATCGGCAGCCACTACGTGGGCTTGGACCTGATGAGCTTCCTGAAAGGACAGGCCAAGATAATCCATCAGAATTTTTGAGTACTTATCCATTTTTCTACCCTCAGCAAGTTTGTTTTGACCGTGAGTTCATAGTACATCAACAGTGATGACTTGTAAATACTTATTTTCGTCCCCTTGCCAACTTTTTTAAGGCGGCGAAGAAGGCGTTCTGTCCGTGCCGTTTACTTTTCAACGCCTCGTACATCTGCTCATCAACCGTTCCACGGGCCATGATGTGGTGGACAAAAACCCGCGCTGACTTGTTTCCCTGGCGACGTAATCTGCGTATTAGCTGATCATAGTGGTCGTAGTCAAAGGTCATCGCAAACAGGCAGACGTGCGATCCCACGTATTGCAGGCCATCGAGACCATGCGCTGCCGACTGGGGGTGGACAAATAACAGCGGCATCTTACCGGTGTTCCACTGCTCAATGATCTTATCAGTCTTCTTGGCTGCGACCCCACTTCCGATGACCGGGGTGTCTTTACCAAAGTGCTCGAGCAGCCTTGCCAACTCATGCTTAAAGTGGTACGCGACGATCAGTGGGCTTCCCTGCAGCTCCTCGATCAGTGACTCGAGTACATAAATCTTCTCATCGTGGAGCGTTACCCATTCGCGCTTCTTAGACACCTTGACGAGCTGCCCGATCTCAGGATCGAGGAAGATCGAACCGCCAGCCACCTGGCGGCACTTGATACTTGCCACGCCGGAGTTCGCCGCCACCACCGTCTTATCGGCGATCTGGGCAATCAGCTCGTCCTCCAACTCACTGTAAACCGCATACGCCTCCGGCGGTAGGTCGACGTAGATGTTGTTTTCAACTACCTTGGGCATCTTCAGGTAATCATCGGCGTCCATACGCAGCGCCAAAGGTGCCAGGCGCTTGTAGATCTTGTCATCCGCCCCCTCTTTCAGCACCCAGCTGTAACCGTCGTAGCTAGGGTTGAAGTAGTTGCGACGGTAGTGGGTGACGTACTGCCCCAGTGCGTTGCCTTCATCCAGAATGTAGCATTGACCAAAGAGATCAAGAAGACCGTTAGCAGCCGGTGAACCGGTCAAGCCCCAGCGTCGTCTAAACGTACGAAGCACCAGCTTCAGTGACTTGAATCGGTTGCTAGACTGGTGCTTAAACTTCGAAAGCTCATCAATGACCAGGGTGTCGAAACCCAGCTTCTTCCAGCGGCGCATATCAACCCGTACCTGAGTTTTCACGCGACCCGTCTTCGTGGTGATCTTGATCTTCTCCACTCCCAGTAACCAATCCAGTCCCTCGGGGTTGATGATGTAGATGTCAGCCTCCTCCTGCAGCAGCTCGTCCTTCTTCGGCCCATGGAGGATAACGTACTTGAGACCGTTGAAGTCGGTCCACTTGTTGATCTCCTTCGGCCACACGTTGTAGCAGACCCTGACGGGCGCGATCAGTAGAACCTTGTCGATGATCTTTTTCTGCTTTAGGAGCTTAATACACGCAAGAAGGATCGATGTCTTCCCCAAGCCGGGATCGAGAAACAGCGCTCCGGCGGCGTGCTTTAGCAGGAACCGGATCGCCTTTTTTTGGTACTCGTGCGGCTTCCAGGGCTCCGGCAATGGCTTCAATGGCTTCAGTAACATGATCGCATACCACCACGTCATAATTGAGATTAGACAGCACCTGGTGCATATAAATCTGCTTCTTCCTGGGTTTCAGGTCGTAGCGTTTAAACTCGATGAAAAGCGGTCGGCCACCTGGTATCAAGAAAAGACGATCTGGCCACCCCGTTTCACCTTTCACGTTGAGCTTTATGCTACGGACACCCATGTCGAGCGCCCGCTTTACCGTATTACGTTCGATACTGGATTCTAGTGGATCAGCTCGGGCGTAGATGGGCATAATGGGTCCTCAACAACTGGATCGCGTGAAGAGCTTGGGTCTTCGCATCATCTAATGCGTTGTGGTAAACACCTACACGATCTGGCAACAAAACGTCTCGGTAAAGACCTTTCAGAGTTCGGTAGCACCTGGCGTTGTAAAATTTCCACGGGGCTTCAACTCCGGTTGCGAGATAAGCAGCCTCCAAGATTGGTTGGTCGAACGCCGCTCCATTCCCCCAAACAGAAACTTTCCCCAAATCAAATTGACTGAGCCACTGCGTAAAGCTGCCTAGAGCATGGGGAAGCGGCGTAGCTTTTCCATCCGCGCCAGTACGTGAAAGAATATCACGAGCTTCTGGTGATTGGTTGCTCCACCAAGTTACCGTATCATCATCCACAACCAAGTTTGCCGCGAGACAACTTTCACGACTGATTTCGATATAAAACTCGGAACCGAGTTCATCATCGTCCTTACTAAAAGCAACCGCCCCAATCGAAAGAACTACGCATCCAGCATGCGTTCCTAATGTTTCTAGATCAATCATTACATCATTCATCTTCTTTCCTCTTTAAGGTACAAGTACTTGAAATAATTTCACAGTTAATACGCCGTCGCGCGCACCACCAGAGAAGATGGGAGGCGGGATAGCCGACGAGCCATGCAAAGTGGTGGTCGGCTTCTACGACCTGGCCGTCTCGTGATGCCACCCGTCCACGAACGATGTCACCGTGCACGTTGGTTATATATGAAAGTCGGTACACCATTAGAAGCACCTCAGAACTTACATTGACCGCCGCCGCCAGCTTTATTTGAAGCACGATAGAAGCACCACCGGCACTTGTTATTCGGGCGCGGTGGGAACCGTGTGTCGTTCATCATAGGCCGCACACGCTTGTTCCACAGTTTCTTCAAGCGCGGGATGTCAGCTCGCGTGTAGACCAGCTCCTCATCATGCGACGGGAAGATGAGATCCTGATCCAAATAGCAGAGACGTGGCTTCACCGCCTCAAGATGCGGATGCAGGAGCAACGCGGCCAGGGCGTACAGCTCAAGCTGCTCAAGGTAATCGTCATGCAGGTCTTGATGGAACTTACCCGTCTTCCAGTCCGTGACGATCATAACGTCATCAGACTCGTGGTGCGCGCAGTCCAGCTTGATCCTGACCCAACAGCCTACCCAGTTATCCCACCTGGTTTCGTCCCACTCCTTTGTAAAGGCCCAACTGTCCTCCACCACCATACCGCTGATGGCTTTTTTGTACTGCTTCCGAAGCATCTTGAATTCGTCGGTAAAACCCTTCAACTCAGCTGGCAACCGTGACGACGCTCCTTTGATGTAGTGCTCGGCCAGTTCATGGATATGCGAACCACGTTCCATCGCCTCGTTCTTCGGTTCAGCGATCTTATCCAGGTATTTCAACTTCGCCTTGAAGGGACAAAGCCGGTAATCGATATATCGGCTAAATGACCAGCTGGTGAACTTGGTCGGCTTCTTAAACGTTCCACGTGGTTTGGGTGCTGCCATCATAATCACCTATTTTGGTTATGTGAGCGATCTTGTCTGCTGCCTGGTTGAAACTACGGCACCTTCTTACGCCGTCTGAATTTTCGTATTGAGTTCACCTTGGGGCTGACCGGTTCAAGGTGGGCGGGGTTACAACATGCCCGAACTTCGCAGAGGTGGTCAAGCTGCCAGCGTCGGATATCGCGTCCAGTAAGAAGCTCGAAGACGAGCCGGTGAGCCATGAACCGAAGACCTTTCCACCTGATTCGCATGTAGCCGTTGGGCGTGGGGTCGGCGTCTACGATCCAGCAGCCACGTTCGGTAACCTGAATTCGGCTGGTAATGCGCTCTGGCAACTTCGCATAGAGGTCTTCGATATCTGTCATGCCACCAGTCTCCCCTTCTTATCGTAGTCCTCCAGCTCGGCCCAGTTGACGTCGCTGACCTTTCCTTCCGACAAGATCGGTACATCGAACTCAACGCTTTCCATGGCCTCGCGCAACTTCTCCATCTCGGTGCGGTAGAGCTTCTTGGGTACGCTGACAGTGATCTGGTCGTGTACGTTGAGGATGATCCGCGCTGATGGGTGCTTCACCGCGTGATAGCGAATAATTGCCTCCTTGGTGCAGTCAGCTGCCGAACCCTGAATGAGCACGTTGACCAGCTTGTAGTCGTATTGACGAATTCGACCGTCAACCAGGCGCGGTGGTTCACAGTAGTACTCACGACCACCCCACGTCCGAATCGGCTCGTCAAGTTTTGCCCTGGTCTTCATGTCCTTGTACATCTCCTTCAAACCGGGGTAAAGCTGCAGAACGGCGTTCTTCAACCCGCGTGCCTCACCTACTTCCATGTCATTCTTCAACGCCAGCTTACCCACTCCCATCCCGTAGATCAGACCAAAGTTGGTGTTCTTCACCGGCTTCCGATCGTATACTCTTCCTACCTTCGCCAGCTCCTCCTGGGTTGAATCATGGAAATCGATCCAGGGATTTTCAGCATAACGCTCTAAGAGGTAACCACCGTCGAAGTGAGCCAGGATACGAAGCTCCTGCTGACTGAAATCGCGATCGATGAGAATCTCATCCGGGAAGGGGACGATGTACCCACGGACGCACGGCAGCGGGGGAAGATCTGGGAAGGGACTACGCGGTAGGTCGCGCGCTTTCTTCTTATCCGGTTCATCATGCTTAAAGATGGCCTCGAAGACCTTGGGAATGTTCTGGAAGTTAGGCGTACTAGAGAGCCGTCCAGTTCGGGTGCCTACGTTGTCGCCACCCTTCGGACCGCGTACCTGGTTCCAGGTGGTGTAGATCAAACCACCCGACCGCTCCGCCACCGCCAGCCACGGCTTCATGAAGGTACCCAGACACGTACTCAGCTGCGCCCGGTACTTCAGAACGCCTAGTAGTACCTTGTCGGTAACGCCCAGCAGGAGCGCCTCCTTGTTGGTCTGGTACTTCCCAGTAGGCGTCAATGGCATCAAACCGGGGTCAGCCTTCTTAACCTCGATCAGCGCCTTGATCAGCTGCTCACCGGAGTCCAGGTTGAGATCAGGACCGGCGCGTAGCTGACGACGTAACCAGGTATCAAGCTTCTCCTTCACCTCCTCATACATAGCCACGTCGTGACGTAACCGGTTCAGGTCGACCGGCAGCCCCTGGCGTTCCATCTCAAGCAAGATAGGCAGCAGACGCCGCTCGCGGTCATAGGCGTCTTGCATCTTACGATCTTTCGTCCGTTTGTGAAGCAGCTTGTACAGGGCGTACGTCCGGTCGACGTCACCGATCGCGTACGGACCTAAGAGCTTAACCGGGGCGTAAGCCAGGTAGCGTCCGTAGTAATGCGCGGAGTTCTGTGATTTGCTGATCTTCACGCCGTGGATCGGCTGGTGCTTAAGAAGCCACTCGCCCACCTCGTCACGCTCTTCTGGCGCTATTCCCAACAACCGTTCAGATGATTCCTTCAGGCCCAGCTTGCGTTGATGGGGGTCATCCAGGAAGAGCAGGAAGAGGGTATCGTGGATCTGGTTCCACCTTGGTAGTGGTAGTCCGAAGTGGACCTCAGCCACATCTAAGTCAAACTTGGCATTTTGAAAGAGAATACCGCCAGGGTGGTTCCACGCCTTCTTTAATTCGGTGTACGCCTCTCCCCAGCTGTGGGTGTTCCCTACGGCGTGGCCCCATGCCAGGTAAACAGCTTTCTTGTTGGGCCACTTGATGGCGACCCCCACCGGACTGGGTGGGTAGTCGGGACGACCTTCGATGCCAAGGCCCTCGAAGTCGACGGTGACAGGCGGTGGTAAGCGCATAAAACCCTCGAACAGCTGACACGATGGGTATGGGTACTACTTGATAGTTGACTCCGGTGCGAACTTTAAGCCGCAATTTTCGCACACCACCTCACGAAAAAACTGGGTAAAGCTGAATAGATGTGGAATACGATCCCACTCGTAAAGTGGATGGAAACTGGTCTCATCATGTCCGTCGACCCGTATCACCTTCTCACCTCCGCACACGGGACATTGATTACTTAGGTTCATTTGGTACACCCAGCTCCTGACGCTCACGAGCTGCCCGAACCCGGTTTAACCGGCTATAGATCCGGCGAATGAACATGGTGCGGCAACGCCCCTTCTGCTCCGCCTCGAGGAGTTCTCGGCATCTGGCTTCATCGGCGGTTCGGAGGTCGTCATTCAACGAAACCCAGGATGTTAAAGCTGGCAGGCCCACTGGTTTCTTACGGCTCATAAACAACTCCCAAAATTAAAAAGACCCGGTGGTAAAGGCGGCCACCACCGGGCGTAGGACGGGAACCTCAGTACTTACGGGGCGAGCGCTTGGCCGGTCGGCGAGAGGCCGGGGCGACTTTCGCCTTTCCACGGGCACCGCGTTTGGGGGCAGCCTCCTCGGTATCCAGCTGGTAGGGGAACTCAATAACGCTCTTCGCCTCCTGGTTCCGAGCGATGATAGCGCCCATCAGGTCGTCAGGCACGTTGGTCATCGGTTCGAAGAGAATCGCAAACTGGTTCTTGGGATCGGGTACCACCTTCACCTTGGTAATGATACCGTACGGAGGGCGTCGAAGGGTCTGGGCCACCTGCTTGACAAAGTTAGCGTACCCCTTCACGCTCGTCACCGACAGCTTCATGTAGGCCAGAGGCGTGCTCTCGAAGTGCTCAATCTGATCGAACAGGTCGAGTTTCCCGTCCGCGGTCAAGGTACCGGCTGGAATCATCGCCAGACGCCGGGTGTTCCGGCATGCCTTCCCACGGCCCTTATCCGCGGTTCCCCACTCGTTCATCTCGCAGGTGGCGCACAGGTCAGAAACCGCCTGGCCTGCCTCCTTCACGATGAGATGGGGTTCCATCGTCTTCTCGTCACGACCGAACGCGAAGCAGGTGGGCGGAGCCGGGTTGTCGGGATCGTACTCCTCCTCATAATAGATGTTCTCCATGATCCCGTCGACGATGATAACAGCCATCTCGTTGTTGGGAAGGGGCGCATCGTTCCAAGTCAGGATCCCGCCGCGAACGCTGAAGAACTGACCTCCTCCAACGTTCGCCTCCATTGCCGCAGCGGCTTCGGCCTCCTTGGCAAGTTGCTCGTCCCAATTTGCTACTGCTTTTGATGTGGTTTTACGTGCAGCCATTGAAGTACTCCACTGCCTTATGATACGCGAAAAGGTCGCGCGCCTCAATTCAACTTCGAAGGGTCAATCTTCTGAAGCGGAATTTCCACCTTTTTCACCACCTGGTTCAAGTCGTTCAGCTCCTCATCATTCAACCCACCTACTACCTCCGCCACCTCCGGGAGAACCGATTCAATGCAGGTTGCCATCTGCTCACGTACCGGGACGAAGATAGCAGCCAGCGCAGGTTTAGACCCCATTGCGAAGTTGTTCGTGGAGATGGTCGAGCGCGTGTTGCCTGACTCATGCAAGACCGCGCTGTTGAAGGTCAACGCGACCACGCGCTCTGGAGAACGCTCAAGGCAGTCCGCCAACGACCGAAGATCAGATACGAGCTTCGTGAGCACGTGGGGCGGCAGCTCACTAAAGCAGCCCGCGTGCTCATTACGTGCCAGCTGCCATAACAGGTTCTCAAGTTGTTCAGAGGTGAGCTTTATCTCGCGTATGTCCATGATCTATACCTTCGTGCATGAGATGTCAATGACGTTGTAGTGCGTCACACCCGGAACCTCTTTCCCGCTCTCCCACATTTCCTGGATCGCGGAGTCACTTAGGCGACGTTGGAGCAGATCGAACCGGCCCGTCCGTTTGATGTACTTGAACGTTTTGTCCCAGTCCTCCGGTTTGGGGACCGCCCGCTTCGTGATCTTCACGTTCGCGATCTTACCCGCCACCCCTGACGCCTCAGACTTCGGCAGGGTGTCGATGAGATGGTTCTTCAGCGCCTGGTACTCTGCCTCGACCACCGCCAGCTCGGCCTTCATCTCCTTTCGGCGTTCACGGATCTCATAGTACCGGTCGGCGCACGTGCCAAGGTTCTTAGGGAACTTGTAAGTCTTCGGCTTGGCAGATGCCTTAGGAGCCGGTTTTGACGTTGTAGCCATGTAAACCTCCTAGAAAGAAGACGGTGGGAGCAGAAGCGTGATCTCATGCCGACCCAGTAAGCTCCGTGCTTTCATGAGTTGACGCGGTGCGTTCTGTGATGCATGAGTACGGAACCACACCTGAGTCTTCTCGAGGGCAACGTGTAGTAGATCAAGGTCGGTTGGACTTAATGAATTCAGGTAGTAGATCACTAACCCGTACCTCGTGAAGTCAACCTCTTCGCGATGACGGCGTAGGAAAGCGGGTGTCATCGTCGTCTGGGACGCGAACCACGCTTGTTGCTGGGGGTTAAGCCATTTCAGCGCATCGGCTTGGAGAGCGCGCCATAACGGCTTGGGTAGGATGAACAACGTCTCAACGCCAAGTAACGACGCTGCCAGAAGCTGCATCGTTGTGAACCCGAAGCCGGACCGGTTAGAAATCAGTACATGACGCGATTGCGCGGCCAGCAGAGCTGCCCTGGCCCATAGCGGAGAGCTATGGGCTGAGGTGACAGAAGGAAGATGTAAGACCTTCATGGCCAGCTCCTACAGTGCCAGCGCACGAGCCAACGCTTCGCTCTTCAGGGCGTCACCCTTTCCGAACCAAGCGTTGGTGAGACGATGACTGTCAGAGGTAGCTCGTGCGTGGTGGTCGACGTACTCGGTAACCGCGTTCACCAAACCCCACGCGCTGCCGTCACTGCCGTCCAGCAAGCTGCCACGCCCCGCACCGCGATAAAGGTTCATGATCTCCTTAAAGGGGCGTGAAGCGGCAACGTCCTTCTTGAAGACGGTTTTGGTATCACTCAGCAGCTCACCCACGAAACTACGTGCGGTGATCTCATCAAGAGGTTTCGCAGCCAGCTGGCGGGCGTCTCGCATGAAGGACGCAAACGCTCCACGGGCCAGACCTAAATCATCTTTCACGCGGTCGGCGTTGAACCGTGAGGTATGGCGAATGATCACCTCACGACGACGGTCCTTGAGCGCCATGCTGAGGGTGTTGTTGCAAACTACCCGCACGGTCGTAAAGCGCGCTGTGGTGGCAAGGGTACCGTCGCAGGAGGTACTCAGAAGCAGGTAGCCACCGACCTTGTCGTCTCCCACGACCACGGCTTCCTCACCGATCGCGGCCAACGCCCAAAACCGCCGACCGTCAAAGAGGGTACCGGCAGTCGTCAGCTGGAAACCGTTGGCCTCAGTGAGATCACGGAAGAACTCCAACACCTCACCCGGTTGAACGATCTTATATTTCTTCGAGACGATGCCCAGCGGCTGGCGGTTGTCAGACCGGAAGAGGACGTGTTGCTCAGGAAGGGTTTGGAGCTGTAAATCATCTGGGTTACGACTGGTGGCGTAGCGCACCACCCCACGCAGCACCGTCCAGTCCATCCCGGCTGCCTGCTTCCAGGTTTCAATATTCGCTCCCGGGCGGAGCGCCTGGCCCAGTCCGTGCCAGGGCTTTTCGCCTACGTAAGCGTGCTCGGCAAAACCAGTTTCACGTATCGTCACGGCGGCAGTCATCGTTGAATCTCCTCAGCAAGTTGGTGTACCAGAGTACTATAACCCGCTTGTCAGAAGATGTAAACAAATAGTTTTATGGACTGTTTTACCTAACTTTTCATTGAGTTAGCGAGAGCTTCAAGGTTCTTTATCTTCGCCAGCTCCCACATCGCCTCCATCAGCGCCGCCTCAAGCTCCTTCCGTGAAAGCGGGTAGCTCATCTCCTTGGTACCGTATTCAGTTCCTTCGATCTGGGCCGCACCCGAGGGAAGTTGGTAGCGAATCGTCATACGTACCTCGCGTTACGGGCAGCAAAATTGATCTTTGCCGCAGTAATGATAGTTGGGATCGAACTCAGTTGGATCGCACATGATAGGGCTACTCACACCACAACGACAGCACGGATAGCGCCAACCACCCTCGGCCGTAGGGTCCTCGATACCCTCCTCCAGCAGCTCATGAGGTATCTCAGGTGAGGTGTCGGTTGCTACTGCCTGGCGAATCTCATCAGTCCACCGATCGAAGTCAGTCATCACGCCAACTCCGCCGCTTTCAGCAGATCAACCTCCAGAACCTGGCAGAGCCGGTAAGCTTTCCGCAAGCTCAGGTGGACCACGCCGGTCTCAATGTGTGAGATCATTTTTGAGTGGATACCGGTACGTCTTGCCAACTCGTCTTGCGACCACCCTTTCCGCAGCCGGGCGTCACGAAAGAAGTTGCTAATAGGAGAACGTTTCATCTTGGCCTACCTCCTCTCAAGATCTTGGTCACCCCACTGACAGGCGGCTTTTGATTCATCCAGGTTCCACATGGTACTTTCATCTTCACCGGCCTGGATGATACCAGTTGAAGCCGTCCGTCCAAACGCTTCAGTGCTTTCAATGAACCGGTGCGCTCGAATCAGGTGATGGCGCAATTTCTCCACCTCAGCCTCAAGCTCGGTTAGCCGTGTCCGAACCGGTTCAGCTCCGTGCCAGTCACCTGGCTCACCAGTTCCACCGGTTACCGCCTGGTAGCACTCCCACACAGTAGTACGTTGAGTTCTAGCTTCCTGGGCTTGGCACTGAACTTCTTGCATAAGGCAGTCGCACTTATCTTGAAGCCGACGTAGTTCCATGAGCCACCCGCGTGCGTCGCCCAACTCGATCTTTAACAAACAGCCGGGAAGCGCGTCAGGGGTTGCGCCAAAATGATCCCGAGCACCTCCAACGGTGGTAAACACCTCTCCGCAGTGGAAGCATTGCCAGCCTTCAAACTTGCAGCCGTGAAGCTGTGCGTTGGTCATAATCACTTCTCCCGCTCACCAGTCTCTGGATGAGTTAGCTTATAGGCGTAGTCGCAACATTTTTGGTAATTTTCCAGCGCTTCTTCCACAGACGAAATACCTTCTTGAATATTTTTCAACCATTGAAGCCCAGCATACGAAACATCGGCCCACTCATTAGCAATATGCCGCCATTCTTTAGCAGTTCTATCTCCCGGCAGAGGATCCGCTGCACTTTGTGCGGGCTGCGTGTGCTGCGGATGTGCCCCGAACAATTCATCTGCGCAGAAAGCGCCGAGATCAAGCTCAACAGCACCATCAACGTCGTCAAACGGTTGAGCCTGCATTGCACTCTGCGCTGGATGCGGGGCGGATTGGAGCATTGCATGCCAGTGCATAGAGATGCTTCCGCCTTCATATTCCATGAAGGATTCGAAAGAGCCATGATCGCAGTCTACTTCTTGAACCGCTCGATACATTGCTGGTGTAGGCTCTATCGGCACAAGCTTCCACCCACCCGGCACTTGCGCTGCACTCTGCGCGGGCTTCTCAAGCCACGTAACGCGCCCTAGATCCTCGCATGCAGCTATCTTGCCGTCTGGCGTGCGCACTACTACGCCAACGGTTTCGCCGAGCATGGAAGCCTTTTTCTGGCCAATGCTCCGCGCGGGCTGTGGAGGAATGTCATCCGCGATGTACCTACCGCATACCTCGTGCTGTTCATTGAATGTCACTTCAGATGAATCAACGCCGCGCTGGCAGTGGGCGCAGTACCAACCTTTGAATTGCGTTGGAGCGGGCTGCGTGGCGGATTGGAGCAAAGCTTCAACTTGAGCGCGGGTATAGAGTTCAACCGTCTTTTCGCCAGGGCGACCCATGTCCACCGAATAGGCTGGGGCGCTAATTTCTTGATGAGCAAAGCGTGAAATGTCAGACGGGAACATATAGGCCGCAGGTTCTATATTGCCCAGATCCGACACCTGCACCGCGCTGGCTTGCGAGTCGCGCCATTGGCAGGCGGCTTGCCAAACTACCCACCTTTCCTGTCGAGCCTCTGCAAGTTCCAGCCAAACCCTATCTGCCTCAGCAGCATAGAATCTTTCGTCATCTTCATCCCAATAGACAGCTTTGAACTCATCAGGAAATGCTTCCTCAAACGCCTTGCGCATATCGTCAGTCATTTTCCCATCACCTCTATAACTTTCTCAAAAGCTGGATCAGGTAATATCTCGTTGCGAAGCATTGGATAGAAGTGCTGTTTCACCCAGGATGTCGACCAAAGAGAGTTCGTTTTTGCAGGCGTACCACCCGCTCCATACCCAACTACCAGATCGGTCAAAAACCAGAAAATCACACGCCTTACAGGCTTCCCATTTACCAAGACGCACATCCTGCTCCGGATTCGTCGCCAAGATTCGCTTATGCGTCGGCTCGTCCGGGATGTTCACCCGACGGATAAAGTCGCCTTCAGTTGGAACGTACATGATTATCACCTCTTGATAATAGTCAGCTGGTCGAGTCGACCTTCATGATTCTTATCTTAGGCTGGTGAGATGATTTTGTAAATAGATATTTGAAGTTCCCCACCTCATTGAGATGGGGAACCGGGTTCAACTTGCTACCGGTACGGCTTAACCGAGTTTCACCGTGATCCCTGAGCTGCTGTTCTCCTCAACGGACTTATCCAGCATCTCACGGAGGAGGGAGTCGATCGTGGGCTTCTCGGCACCCTTCTCACTCTGGGCTTTCAACAGCGCCATCTGTGAGGTCATCGACCGGGCAGCTTCCAAAAGCGCCTCCTCGGAGATCATCCGGACGGCTTCACCTGGTGCCTGCAACCGCAGCTGCGCCAGCTTCGACCGCTTCGTTACCTCCGCGATCACCGCCGGAATGTTCCCGGCCAGCGCCTCACCCACCTCACTGAGATCCGTGTCGGGAGCCAGGGCGTCACCCATATAGAGACGCAGCAGCTTCTCAACCGCCTCAGCATCGGGCGGCGTCACATCGATTACCGCGTCCAGGCGACCGGGGCGCAACATGGCGGCGTTGATGGCCGTCAGGTCGTTGGTTGTCAGCACCACGATCACGTTCGTCGACTTGGTGTCCACGCCGTCGATGATGTTCAGGATGTCGTCCATCTCCACGCTGCGCTCGCCGTCCATCACCCGGTCAATGTCCTCGCAGAAGATCACGCAGGCTGGTGACTGGTACTGCTTGGCGAATTCCAGGGCGTCAGCCAGCTCATCCGCTCGCGGCACGTAGAGGTAGGTGATACCGGCCTCCACCGCCAGCTTCGAAGCCACCTTCGCCGCCATGGTCTTCCCGGTGCCGTAAGTTCCACCCAACAGCACACCCCGCTTGACCTCGATGCCGTTCTTCAGGCAGTCCGTGACGCGCTGGATGGGGGTGAAAAGGTTGGTCTCCACCGCCGCTTGCACGTCCCGCGAGTAAACCAGCATGGACGGGTCGATATCAGTTGTGTTGATGAACTTCGGTTCAGGCATCTCCAGCAGATCACCGTCGTCATCACGGAACCGCATCTTGATGGCCTGGCCACGGTAGATGCTGTTGGTTTTCAGCTCCTGGCGAATTTCGTTGAAGAGCGCTCGGACTGTTGCCTCGTCCTGGCGCAGGACGTCAGCGCTGATGGCAAACGTCACACGGCCATCTTTCCGTGACGCGCCCGTTGAGACCGACCCCGTGATATTAGGCAGCGAGAACTTACCCCACGGCACGGACTTATGGACCCCGGGACGAACCTCCACGCCGATCATCTGCGGTTTGATCTTCCCAAAGAAGGTCTCCACGCCCTCAGCCGGTGACCACCCGTAACGACGGGTGAGCACGGTGTCCAGCGCGACAGCGCCGTCATACGGGAAGGCGTCGAAGACCTCTTGAAAGGAGACCTCCTCCTGCAAGAACGTCTTACGACGGTTCATCAGGTTAATGGCCGTATCCAGGTCCATTCCTTCCGGCACGATCAGCTTCTCACCGTAGTGGACGACCTCGGCTACACCGATCGACTTGTTTTCAACTTCGCTCAATGATTTTGACATGATTTTAACCTCAGTGGTTTATGTAGTAGATCCTGATCGGTGGTCCCGCCGATCACCGGGTAAGACTTCGTTCAACCGTAGATCTCAGTCAGCAGGTGGTGCGGTAGCCACCCAACGACCGCCCATCAGGTGCGCGCAGCCGCCAAAGCGAATCAACGTCTCAGTCCCGATATTGTTCTTCACGGCTCCACACTGTGAATCAAGGTAACTATAAGTCCTCACTAGCTCGTCCTGGCACTCACTAAAGTGCAACAGCCGGTATGCCTTCCCGGTGGTTAAGTAACCTGCATTTACAGCAGAAACCGGTTCCTGCGGAGTTACCCATCCCGTCGACGTCACTTCCCTCAGCTCCTGCTCAGTCAACTTATCACCCAACATGGTAAACCTCCTCTTTCGATAGTAAGCGGTACCCCACGATGTCGTCGGGTTCACCTGTCACTGACCAACTCCACGTCGGCGCGTCGGCGTCTTCGTAGGTCTGACCGTTTCGTAACAGCACCTGGTGGTCAACCCATTTCGGAATCGGGCACGTGCCGCCGTACCACACCGTCCAACCCAGTCGAGGCAGGTGGCGTCGGTAAGCCCGCGTCTGCCACCAAAGTTCACGGGTCACGGTGGCGGTCGCCCAGTCCGACGCCGTTTTACCGGGGCAGAACGTATCCAACAAGCCTTGCGCCAACCACCGGTCAGGTAGTAACCGGCTCCGCTGACAGGGGCAGCTGCCGTCCTTCAAGGTAACGATCCCATCACGGTCCTGGTGGGCGTGGGTAGCGTACGGCGACCACACCCGCAACGACACCATAAGACCCAATAGGGTGATCTCAGCCGCCACGTCCAAAGCTCCGATCAAAGGTCCGCATCAGGCCAACCCCGCTTGCCGTACCCAACCCGCTGCCGTCAGTGACCACGCTACCGTGGGCGCGGTCGCCACCACCCGTGACGCGTAGCCACTAGCTACCTGGCGCATACCAGGCGGAGGTGGATTCAAACTCCACTCCTGGATGCGGTGGAGCGCCCGATGCCATTCGGCAAGTGAGACCGGCTTCATGACCACTTCCCCTTGCTAGAACGTTTCCAACCACGGGCTACCAGGTACTCAGCCACATCACGAACCGGGATCGAAATACCCGGCGCATCGGACCTCAACAGGTCGTCACAAAGCAGCCGAACCAGCTCGCCATGATGTTGTGAGGTCGGGACAAACCGGTACGTGGCCACCGTCTCGGCGGGCATCCAGTTCACCTTGGTTTGCGGTGGGTTGGAGTACGCCAACCCGGCCTCTGACACCGCCTGCACGATAATCACCCGCTTCCGGCCACGACCTTTTAACTCGGTTAATTCAACGTACTGACCCACGCAAGGACGTAAGAGCGTCAACCAGGGTGACTCCATCAACTCAGGTTCAACCGGACGAGAAGCCGCCTCAACGAGCTTCGGCAGGTAACCCACGATGAGCGGTTGACCGCCGTCGTCAGTGTCCAAATCCCACGTTGCAGCCTCCGGTACCTCATCATAGAAGACCAACTTCCCGGAGACGAAGGCGGCGAACTTCTGTACCTCAGATGACGGCGGGAACTTCGTGACGTTCGGCCCCCACCACATCTTCCAACCCGTTGACTCGTCGGTGAAGAGGGTTGAGCGGTGGAAGGCAAGCCGCAGACGCGAGAAGGAGCGCTCCGTCACCTGAGCTGTGGTGTGGTCCTCGGCCAGCTCACGCAACGGTCCGCTGCTGCTCTGGGTCCAGAGAACCCGTGTCAGCTTCCCCTCATTGTCTGCGGCCAACCCCTGCAGCACGCCGTCCACCGGTTGGGTGATAACCTCCACCCCGATCGGCCACTTCGGCAGGTGCCGCACCAGCATCTCAATCAATTTCATCACAAGCTCCTTACTATCAAAATAATCACGCAGATTACTATCAGGACGTCACCACCCCGAAGACGGTAGTTAGCGCGTAATCGGCCAAGTGAAAGAAGATAAAGCGTCGCCAAAAGCACCATCACCAGCAGCTGCCCTGTCATGACTCAACCCTCCAATGCCTCAGCTCGTTTTGCCAACCACGCCTCACGATCAGCTTGGATGGCGGTCAACTGGTCCAAGACCTCCGTCAACGACGAACCCTCACCCAACGCGCCGCAGATCGACAGCTTGGCGATAACCAGCATGTCCACCACGTGGCTGAGAGGGTAGGTGGGAGCCTCATGCCGCCACCGCTGCAGGTACTCCTCTACCCCTAGCATGATGTTGTTCACCGCCTCCTCACGCTTCACCGGGTAGACGAAGCCGTTCGGAAAGGGGTGGCCGCTGAACCGCTGCCACCGATAAGCGATGTCCTCAGGGCGGAACCCCATTAACAGGAGCCGGTCGAACGACGCGGTGGTGATAGACGTCCAAAACCGTTCCTCAGACTGAGGAAAGGTAAGCAGGTGCTTAATCCGTGAAAGCACGTGATAAGGATCAGGATCCCTGAACGTCTCACGTAACCACGCGTCCTGACGTCTCAACTGCAGCACGAGCCAAAAGTCGTTCACCGGCTTCACCTACTAGTTCTGACTCAGAAGTCGAAGTAAGTCGGTGAGGTTTCCTGGCGTATTTCCATCGCCTATCATCTCACCGTGCTCGTCAAAGGTTCGGCTGCCGAACGTCATCACGTACATCGGAATGGCTTTTCCGCACATCTTAATGATCGCCGACATCGATACCCCATGAGAGGTGTCCAGCAGCTTACCCACTTCCTGAAAGGAGGTCGCCTCGACCACCTGTTGGAGAAACTCGTCGGGGTAGCGCATCGTTACCGGGGTGGTCTCGTTCACCCGAAGATCTGCGTTAATAATGCTCTCCATGAACTTCTTCAGGTGGTAAAGCAGGTAATGCTGACGACCGGCGTGATCCTGGTCGGCGAGCTGGGTTTGCAGTGCGTCGCGCTCGGCCTCCAACTTCGCAAAGTTCTTTTTAAGCTCTTGGAGTTCAGTGAGTACGCTGTCAAGAAGTTCTTTTTCGTTGTCCATCTTAGATCACCTCAGCAAGTTAATTGACTTCAGGCTAACTTTATCTCTTTGCCCGTCGTTTGTAAATATTTATTTTTATTCTTCTCACTTCACGCCTCAGCGCCTGCTTGGCCTGGCGCAGCTCGGCCAACTTCGTCGCCCGCTCCTTCTTACCGTATGACCAGTTTCGAAGAGCGTAGCGAAGACGCTTTTGCCGGTACGTGGTACGAAGCACTTGCAACGTCTCCAGCCACGGGGCTGAGACCTTGGTGATGAGCGGATGGCATGCGACCTGGAAGATGTTCGGTGGTCTACTCATGAGGTCCTCCTCCCAGCTGGCGAGCGCGCTGCAGACGAGCACGTCGACGACTCAACTTACGTGAGCCGGGCAGGATATCACGCGGCGTCTCCTCAGGATAACGGTTGTCAATGATCCTGGTTCGCTCATCACGCTCTGGGGTGCCGTAGTAGTAAGCCGTCCCGTCCTCATCGTCAAGCCGGACGACGGCATGTACTCTGACCAGGTGCCACAGCGCGGCGTTCACCTGGTTTGGCTTCCGACCGGTGTGGTCACAGATCTCGCCCTCACTGAGGAGGACGGTGCCATCGCCCAGTGTCTCCTTGACCAACGTGGTGGTGGTCGGAGGTGGTAGAGGTTTCGTGCTCATCGGGTAGTCCTCGGTTATCTTGACAGACGTTCTCCTGCTGCCTTCCGGTCATACGTGAAACGACGTTTCCACTGCTCTTGCCTGAGCTGCTTCACGCAGTGCTGAACCGATAACCCCTCGTAGAAGTCATCGGCAATCAAATCGAAGTTGATACGAGTCACGTCGCCGCCCTCACGTTGAAGCCGGTCCAGTACCTCGGTCTCAAAGGTGCGGTAGCGGGTCACCACCGTGATGTCGGTGTGATCCAGGTCGGTCAGCGTGTAAGCGCTGATAAGGGTCGCGTCGGGGGCCAGGCAGTTCATCTAAATCTCCTAGTTTAGCAATAAGTTCCAAGCCACTCAGAAGAGGCAGTGGAGAAGCCGGTTGAAGATGGCAACTGACAGGCTGGTCATACCCACCGCAAACACCAACCGCCAGAAGGAACTCGCGCTGATGACCCGGTAAATAGAAGGCGGGATGAGAAAAAGCGAGACCGTAAACCAGACCATGTAGAACAACACCAGCCACCTGATCTGCTCGTGATAAGGCATCTCATCTCTCCTAGACCCGACCGGTTCCCCGGCAGGCGTCGCAGGTCATAGTCAGCGTCGCGAACCCTCGAACGATCCTTACCCGGCGCGTCCCCTTGCACTTAGGGCAGACGGCTAACCTCGCCTGGATCTTCTCATACTCGATCAGCGCCTGGTTCTTCGCCTTGGTAAGCTGGTCGAAGATAGCGGCGTCACCGCCCTCACGATCTGGGTGGTAGCGCATCGCAAGCTGCCGGTACCGCTTTCTGATGTGCAACGGATCCGCGCCAACCGGTAACGCCAGGACCTCCCATGGGTTCATGCCAACCTCCAAATCCAGTAAAGCGCCAGCAGCGTCGACGCCAAGAAAAGTAACCCGGTGGCCATGAAGATCAAGGTCCACCCCAACTTGATGAAAGCTTTGATCCTACGCCACCAGTTAGTCATCGACCGAGTGCCCCGTGATCGTCTTGGTGGCTTCGTAATAGCCTTGAAGCCATGCTGCCTCAGAAACCAGCCGAAGGACGTTCAAGATCCGCTCATCTGTCTCAGGTGGGAGCTTCGCGGCCATCACGTCCTCCCACCACTCAAGGTAGCTCGCGTGGAGACCTTCCTCCATGATGGTCTTGAGGTCAAGCGGCAGCTTAGTCATCGTCCACCACGCGACACGTCTCGCGCTCCTTCAAGATTGCCATCCCGGCGTAGACGATAGCCCCCAGGACCTCCGTCTCGAACAGCTGACCGGTACGTTGGTGAGCGGCTTCCTCCAACTTCTTCGCCGCCTGGCCGGTGAGGAAGCCCCGCCCGTGCATCCGATGATAATGCGCCCACGGCTGCTCCAAGAAAGGTGTTTCACCACCCCCGTGCCGTACGCCCTTCCCTACCAACGTCTGCTGAATGGCCTCAAGCAACACCGGGAAAAGCGGGTGCGCCACGATCTCCTCGGCCAGCTGGCCCTCAGCGGTCGACGGCGAAGTAGGAGTTCGCGAGGGGTTTTGCGAGACGGACGTCCTAACAGGTTTCTTCGACTGAGCCATATAACTCTCCAATTACAAGGTCGTGAAAAAAGAGGCCCACGGGCATGGTGTGAAGGGGGAACCGCGTGGGCCTAAACTCACCACTGAGGTGAACACGTCTCTTCTCTGCGGAGTTTACGGGGTCCGCGCCCGTGGGAATCGACTTTCGCTGCCCGCTGCCTGGTGCGGTTCCAACGGCTGACCCTTGGCATCCGTCAGCACGAACCGGTAGCGGGAGGGACCTCGGCCGGTCGGCGCACCGAACTGGCCCTTGGCGACCCGTGTTTGACGACGGGCTTCAGCACGTTCAGCGCGACCCGCTGCCACGGCTTCACGACGATCGTCTGCGGTCGTGGCAACGATGACCGGATAGGGCACGCGCCCGGTTAGCTTCACAGGTTGGGGTCGTGCGCGTACCAGTCGTCCCTGACCGTCGTAACGACTCAGTGAACCGCTGTGACGCGCTACGCGCTTGGCAGCTGCCTTGAGCGCACGGTGTTGGTCTTCAAAAGGAAGGTGGCGAACGGTCTGCCGAACGAAGTCAAGATAGTTATTTCGCAAGTTGATCAACGGGCAAACAGGAGTAGAACGCATGGCATGAACCTCAGCAAGTTTAAGGGCGGAAGCCACCGTATAAAACAACTTCCAGGAAAACCATGTTCACTATCAGGCAGATCTCTGGGTTTAGACTTGCGTCGGACCCTCCGGCGGGCTGCCCCTCCGAACCTGCATGGGCAGACAGGCTCCGCACCCAGAGATCTCCCTGATAGCCTCTGACCTCAATGAAGCCAGAGGCTTGGTTGAACTAACCGGCAGCTCGCCTCACGCGTTCGCCAGCTCGTCAAGCGCCGTCTTCAGCTCGTTGCCCAGTTCCTTGAGAAGGTTCGCGGCGTGCGTCTTCACCGCCTTCTCCTCAATTTCCTTAACTTCTTCCTTGGCTTCCTTGATCACGCGAGCTACCTCGGCTTTCGCGGCGCGACGGGCTTTGGCCACCTCACGCTCTACCAGGGTCGCAACCTTCGGATCTTCCAGCAGCTTACTCATAGCCTTTCCTCGTTTCAGTTAATTGAATCAACTCATCGTTGGTTTTCGCGGAGTACCCCGCAGATTTTTACTCTAATACACGAACGACGCTATGTAAACAACTAATTATATCTCTCAGTAAGTTTTTTCCCCCTCCCGTACCCGTACGATGACGAACTCGGCTTCGCCGCTCCACGTTACGGCTCGCAGCAGCTCAGAGGTGTCGTTGTCCACCGTAATTACCCACCGCTCCGTGGTGGGAGTCAACCCCATGGAGCGCTGCACCGCCTCCACGCTGTCATAGAGCTGGGCGTGTACCTCCACCACCTGGTGCCGACGTACGTACCCCACGTACCGTGAAGTGCTCATGACCTCCACCCTCCCATGTGAACCCGGTAAAGCTCGAAGTCGTAAACCCGGAATGAGATGTCCGCCTTTACCACCATCCCGTCTACCTCCTCGACGTTTTCCCACAAGACCGTATCACCAAGGGCAAAGCGGTCATCGGGGTAGAGTTCGATCAGCCGGGCCATGATCACTCTCTCCGCCTCTGCTACCGTGCGGTACATGGGGTGCGCGTACGTGTCACCGTTGCCATCTTCCTCGATCACGACATAACCGTACTCACCCTCTTCCGGCTTCGCGGGTAGACCTTCCCATGGTAACGCTGAGGGGGCGTTCCGGTAAGCGTAGGGCAGAGGCCGGTCGAAGATGAGAAAAATCTGATCGCCGTCGTCGTCCTCGATCACCCCGCAGCGAGCCGTACCAGCGTCTCCGGTCGCCATAATTTTCACCGACTCATTGAGTTTTTGCCATGGCAGCAGGTGGTAGTGGCAATGAGGGTGCAAGAAGGTGAAATTAAGCAGCGGAGAACCTTCTGGGATGGTCCTATAGTAGACGGTTGTACCGCTAGTGAAGCCGGGCGGTTGGCGAAGCTTCTCACGAGGCTCGTCGTCACCTTCTTCATATACCCAGACGCTGTCCTCATCGAAATGAATTGCTGAGATAATGTGGAAGTCATCGGATCGAATAACCCCTACCCGATCAAAAGAAGAGGCTTCGATCTCCTTAAAAAGATCTTCTGGAATTTCAAGACGTGACAGCAGTCGATAGCGCCGACCGTTGGTAAGGTACCGTGGTGTGAAATTCTTCTTACTGTCAGGAGGGCTTAACCGGGCGTACCCGGTCGTTAAGATCTGTGCCATGAGAGGTTCCTCAGCAAGATTTTGGTATTAAGCGGGCGTGACCCGCTGGACGGTGAAGCGAATGTCATCGGTGAGGTAAGCTTCGGCGGAAACCACCTCATCAGCCTCATCAGCGTTGACGGTCCAACAGTAGGCTGGAAGAAGGTCAACGCCGATCTCAGTTAGGGACTCATTGATCGCCGCGATCGCCACTTCGTGGTTGGAGTAGTAGGTAGGCCAAACCGTGGCTTGATCTTTATCCTCGAAATTTTCTTCGACGACAATGTAGAAAGCAGCGGGGGTAGTCATGATCGGTGTCCTCAGCAAGTTTGTTTTGATCATGGTTTTATAGTACGACCTTTCTCATCTTTTGTAAATAATTATTTTAAGTTGACCCTTCAACGCCTCTTAGTGCAACCCTGCTTCACGCGCAACCTCAATGGCGACGTTCTTCCAGTAAGCCGACGGCGCGGACTCAATGACCCGTTTCGCATAACCCCGTGCGACGCCCATGTGCCCTACCAGCGGCCGCTTAACCGTCCAATTCCGTAAGCGGTTCAGACCCTCACGCCAAGCAGAAGAAGGCTTAGTCGACCGAGTCGACGAGATACCACGCAGCGCCTCGCGTAGGTTATGTAGACCGACCAGATAAAACACAATGAGAACGGCCCATACAATCCAAGTCATTCTACGTTCTCCTTCAGCCTGTTCAGTTCCAAGTAACCTTTTTCGGTAAGATGAAAATCTCCTCGGCATCCGCAGGTACACCCATCTACAAGTCATCGCCTAATAAGCCGATCCATTTTTGCCCGCATGAGATTAAATGGAGTTTGCGGTGGAAAGGCCAAATCGATTACTGGCGCTCTGATGCTAGTACCCTGCCAAGCGGCATATAACTCGGAGTTCCGAACCCGGTAAAGGAAAGCCAGTATCTGCTGATCCGGGACATCTTTACACTGCATATGACGGTTCATTCCCCTCTCCCTTCCTTCCAGTGCGATCAGATTGCTAGCGGCTAAACGAACATCAAGGCATTCAGGACGACCAACCCACTTCAACTCGTACCCACGTTCTTACAACAAAATGAAAGCTTTACTTTTATGTTGAAACAGGTTTAATAGAATCACTATCATCAACCAACGGAGCGAAAA